TGCCTTTTGGCTGATTTGTTTTGGCTCTTAGTATGAACGCCCTTTCTTTTCTTAGGCTTGTCTCTTGGTATAAAATGTGTGAACTTCTGTTTTGCCATGCGTACCTTTTTGAACCCTGTTGTCTGTGAGACTCGCCTCGTCAGCTATGGCTGATGATTTTTGCCCCCACCCTCCGACTCTGCTAGTCGTAGATGTGTGGGTGCATACCAACGCCTCACGTTAAATCAATATTAATCTTAATATCCCCCTGTATATTGTGAGATACCTTATCTGGTGCTCTCAATCCTACTCTATCGAGAATATCTCTGCTAGCCTCTAGCTGAACATATTCACTCTTTGCTCCACTCGACAGCTCGATAAGTCTTTTACTCGCACTTACTGCGCCAAGTCCAAGAGTTTGTGCAATACGTTGTTGCATATACTGTTGTACCTTTGGTAAACGTAGTGTGCGAGAAGCACTTACTCTCGCTGAATCTTTACTAACTTCTGTTGAATATCCTGCCTTTTTAGCAGCTTCTGTTATACTACACCCTGTAGCTACTATTGTATCTACTAAGGCTCGTTGTTTCTCTGTAAGATCGTCTTTCATAACACTTATTTATTCTACCCTTATAGGTACGTAGATATTTAATTTCATTGTGTCAAGAGAAATAACAGAACTTTAGTGGTATTGGAAACTCACATAACTATATCTTGTATGGCGACTTACAGGCTCTAGTGCTAAAGCACCCAAGCCCTTCGGTCTTGTCCCTAAAGGGTAACGATCCTGGTCGCATTGATCAATCCTCTGGATTGCTCTGAAGGAGTTGCCAAAGGCAACGCTTACAACCCCATACGCAATTTTCTAAAGAAACCGTTCGCTGTTGCTCACTATTGCTATGGGTCCCCCCCACACACGTGGATTAATGTGCTTGTATCATGAGTTTGCCTTAATGAACAGTGCAAGGGACATCAACGCCTCACCTAAAGGTGATTCCCCTTCGGGTGCGTTGTGTCGCACTGTATCATTAAGCTTTGCCTCATGATGACTGCACACCTTAACCACATGCGTTATGCCATGTCGGTTATAAAGTAAACGATAACAGAAAGGTTACAATGGAGTACGTTAAATACTATGAGTTGATAACAGATGAACACGATAAGAAAAGAGTTGTTGAGTTATCAATGTTAAAAGAAGAAGCTATAATGAAAGCTGACTATGATAAAGTTAGTGAAATAGATAGCGAAATAAATAATATAACTAAAGGAGTTAGATATGATGGGTAGTGAATTAAATCAACAAGATTATTCAGATAGCAGACTAGATGACATGCAAGATGTACTAGATTGTGTTGATATGAAAGCTGGTATTACTAGCTTTTTCAATACAGTTATATCACCATTTGCTGATCATCCAGATTGGTCAATGTTGGCTGAATGGAATGCTAATAGTATTATTGGTGTATTCCAAAGACATCATGAACAATGTATCAAAAGTCTAGATAAAACAAAAGATCTTATGCAGACTGCGTTACGAGAAGATGTTGGTAATGAGATCACAAAGCTAAATGTTGACAAGTTAATCTTTAGACGTGATGCTCAAGAAGTTAATATCAAAAGAGCTGAGTCTATATTGAATGAGTTTCTTCTATGTTATGAAACTACCTTTGGTAAGAAGTTTATGCCTCAAAGCAAAACTCCTGTCAAAGATGTAACTAAACAGATGAAAGAATACAATATGACTAGACTAAAAGAAGCTCTAGGTAAGTAATAATAAACAATTAAACCCGGTACTCTTAACAGGGTACTGGGTTTTTTTTATCGTTACAGCCCATTTTCAAAACGTTCGGCGTTGAAAATCATTGGGCGTTGCTGCCGAAATTTAAAAGGAACTATATGAAAAATATAAACTATAAAGCAATTGAAGAAAACATTACAAAATTAAGACAATTAGTATTAGGTGATGTTAATGTAAATACAATCAAACAAACTATTAAATGTATTGATGATATAAAATTTAGCTTTTTAAAATTAAAAGTAGATAAAGCTTTGTATAAAAGATATTTTACAGATTCTTGTATTTTATCAGATGTAACAAAAGAAATTAAAGAAAATAAACTTATTAGAAAAAATAAATTAGAATCTATTTCTAATAGTTGGATAGATTTTCAATATAACAAAGGAGAAAACAATGCTAAATAAACTACAAAACTGGTTAATGAATGTTGCTGCCAAATGGATTTGGATTGCAATCATGTTGCCAATTAGAGTCATTCTAGGTTTAATATTTGCTGTATCAAAGCATATGCCAAACAAGGTTGAATTACCTTACAAAATTGTTAAGAATGAAGAAACTAAAACACAATGGTGGAATAAATGACAGCATACAAACAACATATAATAGATGAATTAGCCAAGTTGCAATTTGATTATGCAGAATGCAGAATTGAAATGGATGAATTTATTTCTGGTATAACTAGACTAGGAGTAGATTCACCAGGCGACATAGAGGAGCATAGATCTAATGCAGAAGAAGCAAGATACGATTACAAAGTATCTCAACATCAAAATAAGTTTTAAAGAAGTATTTGATTTACAAGAAATACTAAAACTATATTTTTTAGAACAAGAAGCATTAGCTTATAAAGATACCAAAGATATTAAGTGTTACAAACTAAACGAAAGATTAAAACATTTAGTAGCTTTGTATGAATTAGAGAATCCTAGTGTTGAGGATTAGTTAATATTGTTAGTTATATTGCTCCCTCCCTCAATCTAAACAGCAAGTTTAGCGTTGCACTTGTAGGATATAAGCAACGCACATAGCTATCCCAAGAAATGAGATAGCTTATATAAACAGAAAGAAAGAAATAACTATGAAAGGTATAGCTATATGAAGTTCGTTATCAAAGAAAAAGCAAAAAATCTACGCACAAACGTAGAGGGGGTAATACCTAAGTTTTTTGGCTTTTTAAAATATATTTTTATAGCCATATTATCTGGATTAAGTTGGTGTTTATACTTCACTGGCTTAATTTTTGATATTTGTAACCATTATGTAAAGTTTATTAAACAAACAATAACAAAGGATAAAAATGTATAATGTAATATTGTGGAAAGATAATGACAACGAAGACATTCATGTGTTTGAAAAGAAACCTACTTTTTCAGAATTATATAAACTTATTGGATGTAAGTTAATTGAAATCATACAAGGTTATAATGATGAAGATAAAACATTTGATATGTATTCAGATGAAGAAGCTAAATTAAAAAATACTACATATCCAAACAAAAGAGCAACTAAAGCTTGGTATGCTTGGCAAGAGAAAACAGGTTTTCATTGTTTGCCTGGCGACCATATAGCTGGCACTGTTGCTATTGTTAAAAAACAAAAATTTAAACTAAAGGAAATAAATGGCTAATTGTTATTATCATTCAAAATCATCAGTAAAAAAATGGGGTGGTAAAACTACAGACTACCAACCTATACATGATTGGTTTGATGAATCAAAAAAAATTGTTGCACACTATACTCATAGAGCATTACGACATCATGCTGAAGGTTGTTTTGCTGCCGAAAAAGAGTTTGGTACTACTATTACAAATTCTGATGGTAAAGTTGTTCCTGTCAGACTTATTGCCGAGCAACATATTCGTGAAGATCTAGGTTGGATTCCTAGTTTTCAAGATTGGGCAGTACAAATACGAGCAACACAATGGATGATAAGAGGATATAAAAATGTTGGAAAAGATTGAAGACGTACTTAAAGCTTTACATAAACATGGTATTACTAAAATTACTATTGAATATGAAGGTGGTCATGACGAAGGTACATTTGATGAATGTGTTTTTTACAAAGGTGAAGACAAAGTTACTGTAGAATGGAACAAAGTTATGAATGATGAAAATACTGAATTTGATGATGATAACTTCTTAGGTTTAATCTATTCAGATTATGGTAGATTAAATCAACACTATTCGTTTGCTTCAGAATATTCTTGTCGTGGTACTGTTACTATAAATACAGAAACAGGTGACTTTAATGATAATGGTTTTGAACATACAGAAACAGATACATATCAAACAGGTAATGTATTTAAAGAACAAAAAGAGGTATTTTAAGTGAAACCAAAAGAAAAGAAAGAGTACTTAAAATGGGTTAATAGTTTTGCTAATCAAAAAACTGTTACCACAAAAGAAACCAAAACAAAAAAGAAAGGTAAAGATGAAACCAATAAGAAGTAATGAACTAAACTACATTGATACACTTATATATAATAAGTTTAGAAATAGAAGACAAAACATTGAATCAGAAATAGAAGCTGCTACTCAAAAACAAACTGATAAAAATTATAAATCGTTTGTTGAAAAGTTAGGTCTTAAAGCTGAAATTAAAGCTTTCAAAGAAGCAGAAGATAAACTTAAAAAGTTTGTTTCTCAAAAAGAATCTTATGAAGCTAAATTATATTCAGCTAAACAAACAGCAGCTGGTAAGCTTGAGTCTAAGTTAAACTCATGGTCTTCTATAAGAGGATGGAAAGGTAACTATAATGATACAATGTCTATAGAAATTAAAGA